TCAGAAATAATCATCTTCATGTATGTAAGGGATTGGTGAGTTAACTGAAGATTCGCCCCAGTAACCAAATGCACTCCCCCCAACAGGCATGCTGCCAGCTCCTTTGGTCAACACTCCGCAAGTAAAAGTCCCATCTGACTTAAGCCAAATTCCGACAGGGAATGGAGTGAAACTTAGCTTTGCTGCTCCAATCAATCTAGCCTGATACATCGGTTTTTTTGTGGCGAAGTTTGGGAATTGCTGCGGATTTGAATCACCGATCGCATGCCAGCCAGCTGAGCCTGGTGGATTTGCTAATGGCGTAGGTGAGATGAGATTGCCTCTTGGCATTTCTGGTGGGTTCGCTGAACTGAATGCCACGCCGCCATCGTCACCATAAAACGCTAAACCCCAGCTTGGAAGAGTTTGCAAGGGTGAACCAAAGGCGATAATTTTAACTGTGCCAGATCTTGGCGGTTCGTCATTATACGTCGAGCCAACATTATACAAACCTCCTGCTCTTAAACACTTAACGCGCCAATATCCGCCACTTGAATAAACGTAAGATGCCATGGCGTTGTAACCAGTATCGCTGACATAAACACTTGGAGGCGGTTCTGTTGATGCAATCGCGGTTGAAACATCTATTTCTCTATCTGCATTGGTAATTGTGTATTTAAATCTTTCTACGTTTAAACGGTTAGCATTTGATAAGGCCACCGCGACACCGCCGTCATCAAATAAGATCCCGTAGTTATCTGGAACATTGGCAACAGGGTAATACGCATAAACATTAAATTTTACGACCGAGTTATTTAGCGGGGAGTCTGCGCCACCGTACCAAAGGCTTTGTGATAGCGTTACCCTTCCACCGTCGCACTTACTGCTAACTATGTAACCCGTGTAAACAGTGCTACCAAAGCTAACATAAGAGGTGTGCCTGACAGCAGCGCCAGCAGGCTGAATAAAAAGCCTGCAGCCATTTGGTATGACAAAGTCTTGTACAACATCTGCGGCAGATAGATATTTTACTGTAAACTCAATTGTTCCTTTAAATGCCATTGGATACCATCCGCTGGTGATATCTATGGTTCTATCTTGAGCGTAAAGCGCTAATCCATAACTCATATAAGTTTGCCAAGTCTGATTTTAAGTGTGCCAGCTGCGTCATAGACATCGATTCTTTCATTGGTAATTCTCATTCGTCCTTGTCCAGCTTGATAACCATTTATCTCAAAAAGCCCATTTTTATCAAGCTTCCAGCCAATCGAGTTTGCAACATAGTTTGTTGATTGGATATAACTGCCGATCTTTGCGTTTGTGATAGTTCCATCACCGATAATTGCAGTGTTGATAAACACTTGACTACCCTGCACTGCAAATGGCGTGGTGATGGTTGATGTACCAGCTATTTGGTTAATGATTGCGAACCGATCAGCAGTAAACAGCACTTGCGATTGCATGCCTTCTGGCGTGTTCTCAACGCCGATTGCCATACCCGCACCGTAATACTTACCATCTGCGGTGACACCTACTTTTACCGAGTACATGGCTTGCAGCTTGCCATCTAACGCTGCAAGAGCAGTTGATGTTTGCTGTACTGCAGCTGATGCGCCGTTTGCAGTTGCCTGAACAGTGGTGATCTGTGTTGCTAATGCGCTATCGGCATTGGCTCGCGCTGTTTGCTCGGTTTGAATCGCTGCAGCGTTTTGGGTAACACCTTGTTGGGCTGCGTTCGCGGCGGCTTGGGCAGC